GCCGTCGCCATCCATGTCAACGTAGACATAGCATTCCATGTAGAGGACTTTGCGCGACGGAATATCCGTCCGGCCTGTGATCTGTACGGTTGCTTGCGGATTACGGTCGAAAGTTTCTTCGTTACCACCAAAGTCATCTTGCGTTTCAAAGCCAAGGTTCTCAACTTCGTCCCACTCGTAGCCCATCTTCATAAGATCGGACACGGTGACATAGCGGCGATGCGCGACAAACTCGGCCGTCTCGATAGAACGAGCACGACGGTCGATAAGAAACTCTTCCGGCGGGACGGACTGGACACGCAAGCGGCCCTTCTCGACCGTGCGGACAACCGTGCATTCATAAGTCGCGGGCTGCGTCTGTCCCATCATGCCCATCGGCGTTTCGGTGATAGTTTCGCCGTAGCTAATTTCTACGTCCTTAACTTCGACGGTAGGGTCGGACTGAAGGACTGAGAAAGCGGCCTCGTCTAGGCCCGTAAAGTAATGGGTCGTAACTTCCTTGTCGGTATCCCACCAAACTTTCATGATCCCGTTCTTGCGGATCAGGGCATCCTTAAACGTCGAGTAGCATTCGACGAACAGGTTGTTATCCCGCGTCAAGCAGTAGTTTACATAGTCGGTCGCTTGCTGCGCATTAGCGACATCTTCCGGGCCATTCGGCGCAAACTCGACGACGTTGTTCGCGGCAAAGAAGACTTTCATGATCGACGGCATCATGGCCTGCACGGTATCGCGCACGTCCATAGAGATAGCCTGTGACCGGCCCTCTTCTTCGTTGCCGAAGGGTTCGCCCTTATAGTACTGGCCAGCAAGCGCACGCTCTGGCGAGATCACATCGTCGATATATTCCTGCGCATCGTCAATTTCAGCGACGATAATGTTCTGAAGTTCTTCTTCAGATACCGGTTCTTCGACCGTTTCCTCTTCCATCTCAGGCTCTTCGATGGAAACTTCCGTCCCATCGGGAAGTTCAAACTCAACTTCCTTGGACATGGCCTCGCTATCGCCGTCTTCGGAGTTGGCGTTGGGAACACCGGTATCCTGATACATACCTTTGTTCTTAGCCATCTCGGCCTTGGTCGGCTTACGGTTATTGCGATATGCCATTCTTATTTCCTGTATCCAGATCGGCCGGGAGCCTTAACTGTGGCGCGGTTCGTGTTTTGGTTATATACATAATCCGAATGGTTTCGGCCACTACGTTTAACAGCGCGGTCAATCGCCCGTTCTTCTGCGGTCATCATACTACGGGCCTGTCCCGCCGCAGTAAGTTTTCCGTCTGGCGTCATGTGGCCCCGGTCGATTAGGATAGATCGGGCTAGTCCTTCATCTCCAACCTGAGCGGTCAAGCGTTGAAGAAGCTGGTTGCGCCCCATGAACGCTTGAGTTTGCATTATTTAATCCTGTAATACTTTTTCTGCTGATTATGCAGTTTTTCGGCATATTCAGTAGCCGCGACGGGAGTTTCAAACTTGCCGAGATGCTGGCCAGTTTTATCGTAAAGAGCAATCGCCTCATCTTGAGACATCAGCTTTCCGTCTGGACTAATCATTGGGACAAGAATTTCTTGGCCGTCTCTTCCAAAGGACATGGAGTGTACTGTCGCAACTTTTCCATCAGGCAATTTAACTTGCGGCCGTGCCAATACATTAATGTTGCCCGTTTCAATTAAGCCTTTCGGTTTACCGACGACAAACAACTCAGGGCTTGCAGGCTTTGACGCCGCCTCCGCCCCTATCATGCCAAGCAGTCCAACCATTACTTGCCCTTCTTAGCCTTGCCAGCCTCAGACAAGGCAATAGCAATAGCTTGTTTACGCGATTTAGCCAAGGGAGCCTTTGCCGGACCCTTGGGATTGACACCAGCGTGCAGTGTACCGCGCTTAAATTCGCCCATCACCTTGGCGATCTTCTTTGCCGCAGCGTCCAGCTTCTTCATTTTGACTTCCCCTTGTTTCTAGCAGAGATGGCTTTGGCTTTCGACTTCGCGTCTGCTTTAGATGACGCACCCCACGCTTGCAGCGATAGCAAGAGCCGGGTTGGTCGGCCTTTCTCATCGCGCTCCGGACCGGGCATGTTGCCCATGCGTGCTAAGAATGATGCCCTCCGTGGGTTATCGCCAGATTTAACCGGAGCCTTCAGATTAGCCCCTTCGGTCTTCTTGAAGTAACTACGCCCCGCTTCGTTGAGGCCGCCCTTCGGGTTCTGATAACGCTTTGCGACCATGCAATCAAACCTATTTCTTTGGCGTATATGCCCCACGCTCACTCAAGTACACAATAGCTCGGTAGAGAATGTTTGTGCTTTCCCGTGCGTGCCCCAAAAGTAAATTACACTTCGAACAAAGTATGCCGCGCACCTCACCCGTGTCATGGTTATGGTCAACGACAACCGATCTCCCCGCCTTATACTCTAACGCGTGGGATATTTCTACCTCACAAATAGGGCAATTAAAATTCTGGTTGGCGATGATGGATTGATACTCGTCAATGCCGATCCCGTATCGCTGCTTCAGGTTATGATCGCGGTGATAGTTCGGCCGGGAGTTTCTATAACGGCGCTGTTCTTCGCGTAGGCAAGTTTTGCACGTTCGTTTGAACGAATAGAAGTTATCACTCGGCTTTTCTTGGCCGCATTTAGGACAAGTCTTTAAATCCAAGGGCAATCTCCCTGTGGATAACTATAGCCTAAAGTTTAGGAAAAAGCAAAAAAGAGGGAGGCGGCGTTCAAAACGGTGGAGTTTATTTCCGTTTAGTCGCTATTACCGGTCCAGCCGCGCACATCCCAGTCTGCCCAATGATGCCCGGCAGGAGAGGGAGAGAGAAACCCACCGGGCATGTTCAATATATCACGTCATTATTTTATGTCAAACAACACCGCGTATATTCCGGCGCAACGCACCCGTCTTGTTGGCCATCGCATAGCCGTGCATAATTGTAGACACATCGGTCGCCAGACATAGGCACAATGCGTCCGCCTTATCCGGCGATGGAAGCCCACGCTTCTTCATGCTTTCCTTACTCTCGACTTGCATCTTACCAGACGAGGTAAAGGTGTAGCGCGGTGACGCCAACTCGGCGAACAACTGCTCATCCTTCGGGATTTTCACGTCACGATTGGAAAGCCACGCTTTACATTTGAACCACAATTCGGCGCGTAGGTTGGCGTAAGTCCCTTTCATCGCTGGACTTTCCGCCACGTTAATACCCCGCGCTGGCATACCCAGTTCGCGCAGACGATCCAGCACACCCGCTCCCAACCCGATGCTATCAACTAATATCTCGACAGGTTGTTCCGACGGAGGCAACGCCTCATACTCGGCCACGACTGCGCCGGTAAGCTGCATCAGGTCCAGACCTTTCCAAGTCTGTATCTCTTCAACAACCGGACCTCGGCGCTTGGCAAGCGCGGAGGCATCGGAACCCATACGGGCAACGTCGAGACCCCACACGCTTCGCGTCGCCTTGGCGATCTTGATCTCGCGGTTCATCGCGCTGTCGATCAACTCGACGGGGATGACCGTATCTTCTTCACGCGGCGGGAAGTTACCAAGAACACGGACATGATAGGCCGGGCTATCTTCGCCGTAACGTAGCTGCATTTCCCGAACGAACGCATCGGATACTCGCGGGCTGTCGAGGCAACTAACGTGAAAGGTTTTCCACTCGCCTTTAAGTCGATTATGCGTGTCGTAGAATAGACCGCTGTTCCGGGTGGGGTTGCCAAGGAGCAACGTGGTCGCGTTATGGCCTGACATAGAACCGGACGCGGCTTCGAAGACACTCTCTGGAATACCCGACGCTTCGTCGGCGACAAGCAATACGTTGTCGGCGTGGATACCTTGCAGTGCTTCCGGCGTTTCTGCGCGGCTCGTTCTCGCTGAGATAAAGGCTTCACTTGGTGCGGCTTTCAATTCAACACGGTCGGTCTTCACTTCGACCAAGACTTTAAGGACATCGGGCAGTTCATTCACCCATCGCTTCAGTTCCGCGAACATCGCATCGAACAACTGTGCGGATGTCGGCGCGGTCACGACCACCTTCACTGGGTAGCGCGTCAAGAAGTAATGCAGCATGGCCCAGCTTGCGGCTGTCGATTTGCCCACACCGTGGCCTGAGCGCACGCTGATCCTGCGGTTCCCGGAACTAATCGCTTCGAGAAACTTGATCTGCCACGGGTCTGGCTTGGTTCTCAGGATGTCACGAACGAAACCAACTGGATCGTCTCTATACTTCTTTAGAAACTCTAAGAAGAAGTTCGGCTCAGATTTGGTCATTCTTATCCCCCCGAATTACGCGTGCGATTGTTTGATGGCTGACCGTGATACCATGACGCTTTGCTACGATAATAGCAATATCGCGGTAGCTATGACCTTTAACGCGTGCGGCTTTCATGGT